GCGACATCAAGCACACCGATGTCCTGCACTTCCGCATGCCGTCGTACCAGCGGATGCTCTGGGGAGAAAGCCCCATCATCCTCGGTCGGCATTCGGTCGCACTCGGACAGGAACAAGAGGCCGCTGGACGGTCTGCGTTCCAGATGCCTGGCCTCGGCAAGATTGCCATCACGACGAAGGAAACGATGGGCGGCGAGGCTGTTCGTCGCATGCAGGAAGCCTTCCGGGGAGCCCATAGCGGACCGGAAGGCATGCTGCGTCCGATCGTGGTGCAGAACGAGTCCGATGTGAAGCAGGTCGGTCAGAGTCTTACCGACCAGGACTGGATCGCGGCTCGGAAGTTCTCGATCAACCAGGTCGCCCAGATGTACGGCGTCCCGCCGCAGATGCTCTACAACTTCGAGGCCGAGTCGGCTTCGGGCGTGTCGGAGCAGGCTCGCCAGTACGTTGACAACTGCCTTAGCCAGTACACGGCAGCGTGGGCCTCGGAACTTGCGTGGAAGTTGCTTCCGCACATGCCCGACGGCGAGCGATACCGATTTGTGTTTGACACGACGCAACTCGTCCGTGGCACGTTCTCGGAGCAGGTCGCTGCTATCCAGATCGCTGTCCAGACTGGCGTCATGACCCGCAACGAAGCCCGCGAGATGATGGGATTCAACCCCATCGAGGGCGGAGACGAGGTGCTGATTGGACCCAACATGCTTCCGGTCGAACAGAACCAGCAACAGGCTGGAAATCAGAGCAGCGGGGAGACTGACGAGCCTGGGGGAGAATGACGGTCCAGTCATCTTCCGAGGCTGTGCAGTCCCCTACAACGAAACGAGCCGGATCCTGTACGACCGCGCTCGTCCCTACCGCGAGCGATTCGTCCGTGGTGCCCTCAAGTGGGGCGACGAGACGATGATGCTTGTGCAGCACAACCCCGGCGGCGTGCCTATTGGCCGCGTTGGTGCCGGGACGCTTGAGTTCGAGGAGACCGCCGAGGGACTCATGTTCCGATGCAACCTTCCCGAATCCCGAATGGACATCCGCGAGGCACTCGAAAGAGGCGACCTCGATGGCTCGGTATCCATCGGCTTCCAATGCGAAGACGATAACTGGATGCACACGAAGTCGGCCAGCCTTCGCACGGTGCGTAAGGCTCGTTTGGCCGAACTTTCCATTGTCACCGCAGGCGCATATCGAGGTGCCCGCGGCTGTATGAAGGAGTCCTGAAATGGACGACCTGCGTTCGCTGCGGGAGCAGCGTGACGAACTCCGGTCGCAACTCGATGCGATCATGGAGCGTAACGATTCGATCGACGACACCGAGTCGATCGAGGCTCTGGAGACTGGTGCCGCGAAGATGGCGGAACTGGACTCCTCGATTCGTGCTGCCGAGGCGAAGGCCCGGTACCGTGAGATGCGGGAGTCCGCTCCTGCGTCCTTCTCCTTCAAGAAGGAGACCACGGCGGCGGCTTACTCCGGCCAGTACCGCTTCGTCATGGACGGAACCGACGTTCGCGTCGAGGGCCGTGCTGCCGAGGTGGGTGGCACCGACCCGTCGTCCTCGCTTCCGGGCATGGACCTCTCGGGTGCTGGTGACTACTCGGCTGCCATTCCGGTGGACCTTCAGGCGGAACTGATCCGCAAGTTGCCCGCCAAGGCCGTGATTCGCCAGTTCTTCCAGACCCGCACCTACAGCAACGACATCGAACTCCAGCGGGTCGCTACCCGTGTTTCGTCGGCTGCTGACGCGGACTTCAAGGAAGCGGGCAAGGTCTCCATCACCAACGAGGCTGGTGCCTACACCGGCGTCGATATGGCCCTGGAGCGTGTCCGTGTGAACAACTTCAAGACTGCGGCGAAGTCCGAGGTCACTGAAGAGTTCATGCGTGACGCCCGCGGTCGGGCTGTTGCGGAACTCCTGCTTCAGCACGCCGAGGAGCATGGCCTGCTGTGGGATCGCGTCTACGCTGGCGGTCAGGGCGGCACCGATGGCCCCGACCCGTGCTGGCTCTACAACGCGACCACCGGCGACGGTATCGGCATCGAGGACTACCTCCCCGCCGGTCAGATCATCGACATTGACATCTCCGACGCGGCGGCGGCATCGACGGCCAGCAAGACCTGGACCGACGCCCTCACCAACCTCCGCTACGGTGCGATCCCCGCGCAGTACTGGGGCGGTCTCCGCTGGATGACCAACCAGGCGACCTTCGCTGCCCTCAGCAAGGTTCTGGATGCTCAGGGTCGTCCGCTCTTCCAGCCGCTCCTCACCGGCACCCCGGCGTCGAGCCTCGAAGTCGGCACCCTGCTCGGTCTTCCGGTGTTCGTGTCGAACAACCTCACTGGTTCGTTCGCTGCGGGCGACACCGCGATGATCCTTGCCCACGCCGAAGACTATTGCATCTTCGACCGGGCCGGGTTCAGCCAGCAGGTCGATCCCTACAGCCAGGGCGACAGCGGCAAGATCGTCTACCGCACCCGGATGCGGTCCGACGGTCGCTGGCTGCGTCCGTTCGCGGCTGGTGCCATCGTCTGCGTGGCCTGATTCTCAACAACTCACGGAGTCCCCTTCCCCCCTTCGGGGGGGGAGGGGGCTGACGGATGACGACAATGATCGAGTTCGTTTCCAAGGCAGACCACAACTTCCAACTCGCCGAGTTCGTGGACCACATTCGTCTGGAGACGACCGACGACCAGCCCGCCGCGCAGCGGTCGCTGGACGCCGCGGTCGAGGCCGTCGAGGATTGGACTGGCCGCCTGTGCCGTGCCTGTACCGTGCAACAGAGCGAGGGATACTTCATTCCCCCGTTCCGTGCCGCGTACTACCCGGTGGTCAACGCCAGCACGATCGTGACGCGGTACGACTCCGAGACTGACGTGTCTGACGATGTGTCGTCGTACTACTACGTCCTGAAGAGCCGCGGCGGTTACCACCTCGTCCCCGTGGTCGGCTCCTATCTCGACACGATCCGCAAGACCGTGACCTGGCAGTATCAGGCTGGCAACACCGATGTCCCGGCGAATCTGAAACTCGCCATCTTCGGCGTGGCTGCCCACTTCTACGAGAACCGCGAACTGGTAAACGAGGCGAAACTAGAGACGGTCCCGATCGCGTACCGCTCCATCATCGAGTCCTACCGAAACGGGGAGATGTGATGCAGGTCGGCAAGTTCCGCCATCGCATCACGGTTCGGACCCCGGCCCAGACGACTGACGCCGCTGGACAGGCGTCCTATAACTTTAGTTCGTTCGAGTGTTGGACAGACGCCAAGAGCATCCGAGGCTACATCTCGGACGCCGGGATGCAGGAGACGGCTGGACGCCGCTACTACAAGTTCACCATGCGTCACGACGACCGCATGGACTACGGGTGCGAGATCGTGTTCCGATCCGCCACCTACCGCCCAGAGCGGATCGACCGCTGGGACGAGCGGGACCGCTACCTGATCGTGTACGCCTACGAGGTGGACCTGTGATCGACGAGTCCTTCATCGAAGAACTGATGGACGAGATCGGCGAGGTCATCAAGATGCGTGACCAGGCCAGCATCTCGAAGTTGAAGAACGGTCTCCGCCAGGCCATGCGGATCGTGGACTCCGCCAGCCAAAGCGAGTACGCCAGCCATCGCTACCGCTACGGTGCTGGCACCAAGAAGCACAAGCAGCGTGGCGGACGCTTCCGCGACTTCGCGTCAAAGGCATCCGCCTACAAGTACCGTTTCAACGTCGCCAAGGGAAACAAACCATGGCGATACCAGTCGATGATGAAGCGGAAGGGCAGGGATAACGTGTACCAAGGCAACCTGTCCCACCTGCTGGAAGACGGTGCCTGGAACGTGAAGTACAAGAAGCATAACCGGGCCTACAAGGTCCGCTATCGGGCGTTCCAGCGTAGCCGGGCTTCGGCTCTGGCTCGGGCCGTTCGAGCCTTCAAGGAGGTTCTCGGTGTCAGTGCCTGAAGAAGTCCACGATTTCCTTGTTGCCGCCGTCAACGACGTGACCGTGAAGGTCTCGCCGTTCGTTCGTTCAAACGGCACAGACTTCCCGTTTGTGATCTACGACTTCCAGCAGGATGTCTACACCGGCTCGACGCCCACGGATCCAGGCCCGCCGCTGATCCAGTGGGAGGCTACGGTGGTCGATCGCACCCTCTTGGGTGCGGAGACCATCGCACAGCGTATTGTGGCGGCGGCTCCGGGCGACTCTTGCCCCGTTCGCGTCAAGTCTCTGGTTCGGTCCTACGAACCCTCGTATGACGGGCAGAGGCCCGGCGAGTACGTCATTACCATCAACATGGAGAACTTCTGATGGCAAAGGTCATTGGAAACGGCCTCACGGCCTTGATCGGCGGATCGGTGTCCATTGATGTCACCTCCGTCTCGATGGACGCCGGTGAGCGTCCCCAGATCGACATCACTGCGGCTGACGAAGCCCAGCGGTCTGCGGTCCCCGGCCTTCGAGCGGTCCCCACTGGATCCATCACGGGCATCCTCAACAGCGGACAGATTCAGACTCTTGAGGGCTATTTCACTGGTTGCACCGCTACGACTCTTGCGGTTGCCAGCAATCAGGTTGATTGCTCGACCAGCGAAAGCCTCATTGCCGCAAATGTTCACATTACAGGATTCACGGTTGATGCTAGCATGGACGAGGCGGCCACTGTGACCGTCAACTTCATGCTTGCGGCTGGTGACACCTTTGTCGCACCTGCTTCGCCTTGAGAACCATAATGTTCACCTTCAAGACCAAGACCGTTGAGATCGATGGGCAGTCCGTGACGCTCCGAGAGTTGAGCGGTGCCCAGTGGAACGAGATCACAGAGGATGCCGACATGGCCGTCATCATCGCCATGTCCTGGGATCCGCCGAACGCGGTGACGGCGGAGCAGGTCCGGCACTGGCCGTTCTCGATCCAGAAGCGTATCTACGACGAGTGCGCTGAACTCAACGGTCTAAACGACGAGGGAAACTGACGACGCGGGACCTGGCAAACCACCGTCTTGCCAAGGAACTCGGCATGACTGTCAGCGAAGCCTTGTCCCGCATGTCCGCTCGCGAGTACCTGAATTGGATGCTTTACTGGCAGTACGAGGCCGGTGAGAAGCAGACGATGGACCAGGCTTTGCAGGAGATTGCCAAATGGCGACAGTAGGCAACCTGTTCGTCAACATCCGGGGCAAGACCGAAAAGTTTGAGAAGGATCTCAAGCGTTCGACTCGTCGTGTCAGCAAGAGTTTCGCCCGCGACCAAGAGCGGGCGATGATCCAACTCCGAGAGGCTCGCGAGCGGGTCGGTCGTCTTACGACTGCTTCGCCTGCACGCTTCAAGGCTGCAATCAAGGATCTCAGAAAAGCCGAGCATAATCTGCGAATGGCAGAGGCGCGCCAGCCTCGTATGGAAGCATGGCGTCGAGCGTACGAGAACCGCAAGCAACGCAAGAAGGACCAAGAAACCACACGGTGGAGCGTTGACTACGAAAGTTCAAAGCGAAAGTACTTGCTCGCTGAAGAACGAAAGCAGGCTCGGTACGAGCGGATGAAAGTCCGCGATCAGGCATTCCTGAACCGCAAGCAGCGTTTGGCTGACGAAGAAAAGGCCGAACGGGTTAGAAAATGGAGTGCCCAATGGGAAATCTACAAGCGACAAAGGCTTTATCGCGAAGAATTCTCGAACCGCCGCCGAGATCGGCTCCGGCAGCGTGACCTGCTTCGACAACAGGCTGGAAGACAATTATTTGGCAAGCGAGGCATGGCAGCACAACTGTTCCAGGCTTCTCCGCTTGCTGGATTCCTCACGGTCCTCGGTGCCGTTGGCTTGACGATTTCGACGGCAAAGTCCATCGTAAACTTCGCCATCAACAGTGCAAGGCGAGGAAGCGAGTTGACCGAACGATTCAAGTTCGCCGGACCTATGGGTGGGAAACTAGCCCAGATCGAAGCCGCTAAAATCCAACAGCAACTTCAATTCGCACAGGACCCGACCGTATCAGCAGCCAAACTTCGCCGCGGTCGAGCCGAATATGCTCTAGAAGAATCGCAGATGACATTGTCTGCTGCCTACGACTATGCAGTCGCGTTTCTAAAGCAAGCAGCAGACTTCTACCTTCGCGGCGGTGCTGTTGATCCAGGCGGTGCTGCTGTTCGGCAGGCCGCAGCAATGCAACGAGCCACGGGGCTTACGGGGCAAGGTCCATGACAATCAGCGAGCCGATCAGAGTACATCCGAGCGACAACATCCAGTATGGGGCTGTTTTTGAGCCGACCACTGCGACTGGTGTCTGGCGTTTCACCGACTGCGACGAAGATCCACTGTCTAACGTGTTTGAGTTCCAGGGTGCTTGGCAGAACTACTTCAAGTTCGTGCCTGGACTTGTTGGGGCAGAAGTTGACACGTCCACCAGCCTGTGGAGTTATCCGTACAGGCTGGTTCCTGCCAACAGTCTCACCGGCAGCGGCTTGGTCGGCTTTGAGTGCATTTCCATCCAAGGCGGTCGCGTCTTTGGGACGGATCGAGTCTGGGAACTGAGGGCAGAGTTCCAACTCGTAGCCGCATACGGAGGTCGTGGACACACCGAGGTCACCAAGACCGTTCGGTCTCGAACTGCGCAAGCGTGGAGATCGAATCCATGGGCTGAGAGTTCTCCGCTTCCAGAGATGTTTGGTGGGCTTGCCGATCCGGCAGATCCCGACAGTTTTGAGCCGATTTCCATATCTTGCACAGAGGTCGGGGGCCAGCGCGTCGATGTCAACGGACAGCCCATGCAGATCAATATTGATCAGCATGTGATGACCGTTTCGTTCGTGATCAGGGCACCCTATTACGACGTGGACACTGCTGGCGTCGGCAGCATCGTAGTCCCAGAAGAGTGGGAGTATTGGACCACCGGAGAGGGTGCGTCCATGATCGGCAACCGTAATGGTTCGCTGTTCTTCGGATGGCCGTCGTATTCGCTGGTCATGGAATCGCTGAACATCACCAAGATCGGTAAGACAACATTCCACAGAGTCGATCTCGTCTTCGTCCATGACGAGTGGTGGCATCTTGAGCAAGCCCCGGCGACGGTAGTTGGCTCGATGCCGCCTATCATTCCCGCCTGTGCCGAAGGCGGAGAGACCATCTTGTTTCAGACGAACGTGACTCTGTGGGTGAACCCGTATCTTCGATATTCGGACTTCAACGATTTCATGGATTACGTTCCGTACGACAGCCGGTCGTACATTGAAGATGCGATTACTCTGACTGGTTCGGTGCCTTCCTGATGCCTGGAACCTACGGCATACCCCTGTTCTGGCGAGGCCCGTATGTCATGCGGGTCGCTGCCGCAACGGAGCAGTTCGACCAGCAGTCCATTACAGGTAGGAATCAGTGGCTCTACGACCTAGAGCCGGTCAACTGGGGGACAGACTACCTGTACGTCGCAGCGGCTGACACGCCGTTGATCTGGAACAACTGCATCAACATCTGGGAGATCAACAACACAGCCGCGACAGCGATGGGCGTCACGGTGAACAATGCCGTCGCCACGTTGAAGCCTGCTCCTGTTGGTGCGATTGTTATGGCTTACACCCACCCGGCGGCGGAAGACGACAACGGCATCAAGCCGTTGATCGTCTTCCAGTGGCCGAACCAGTGGGAGTGTGTCTGATGCGACGGTGCTGCTGCGGAGATGGCGGATGCCCCTGCGGCTCCTTCTCGTTTGACTTCGAGGTCTACCAGCAAGGTGGAATTGGAGGGACAGAGCGAAGCGTTCAAACGAAAGCCAGCATTTGCAGCATGTTGAATGACGTGGACGATGAGGGGACAAGCGTTTCTCGTTTGATAGGCGACGTGACTTTTGTCTGCACTACTCTGGATGGGTTCCAGTACAATTCTGGGAATGCGCAGTACGACCCGAACATGGACATGAATGGGGCGGTCGGGTATCGGTGGGAAAGGCCGCCAACCTATACTCTGGGTCGCTGCGATCCTGACCCGATTGAATGCTGCCAGTATTGCGAAACGGAGCGTGTTCTTGATTGGGTCGTGCAAAATGACCAAAGTTCCGTGACAGGTGGATCTGTTTCGGTGTACTCCAGTCTCCCTTCCGATTTGCAATCTTGTTTCCCTGCTCTTCCCGTCACTCCGGCCAACGGGATATACAGAGTCGTCAAACTGATCCTGTATGTTGACGCCGAGCGTGCTTTGAGGGAAACGATAACGAATACGTCATACAACGGTGGATCTTGCCAGCCGGATTCGGTGACAACTGGGAACTTTGGAAATGTTCCGCCAGGGTACTTGTACGTCGGGTTTGTGTGGGATACCTCTGGCATGTGTGTCGAGGGAGACTTTGTCGGTGCGTTTGGCTGGGACTTTGGCACCGGAGCATGTGTCGCCGCATACCCTTACGACAATGACGCGTGTTCAACCGTGGTCACCGACTACTCCTGTTCGTTGCTGGCAGAAGGCTGCGAAGAATGCTGTGAAGGGTCGCAGAATAGTAGTGATTATTTGAAGTCTTATGAGCGGGTCAGCGAGGCTTGTTTTTTCAATTCGGCGGACGCGAATGCTACGAACTGGACGACAACGTAGAGCGATGGCTGGCCTCGGCGACGTGGTGGAGGCCGTGACGGAGGCCACCGGCATCAAGAAGGCCGTCGAGACTGTCGCCAAGGCGACGGGTCGAGACTGCGGATGTGGACGACGGAAGGAAGCCCTGAACAGGCTGGTGCCATTCAAGAAGGAGGACGCCGATGTCGTGCAACCCGACGAGGCTTGAACTAAGCAACACCGACGCGACCACGGTCGATGTCACCCTAACG